GCTACTACTAATCTTTCTGCAAAGATAGTTGCAAACTTAGATTTTTCTGGAGCAGACCTTTGTACTTCTTTAAAAAAATAAGTATGTGTTCCACTAGCTATATCTATTTTTAAATATGCAGGTTGATTATTTCCATCTACTATAAATAATTCACCATACTGTGATTCACCTTCGTATAAAGCAAACTTACAATCAGATTGACTTGTTCTTGCTATTGTTGAACCACTTGCTAATTGTGATGCATCTGCTCCATTCTTTTTTATATTTTGACTTGAAGCTGTTGCTGCAAAGTTACCATCTGTTGTTAATGATGTATTACTTGAAATAGATAAAACATTAAATATTTCGTTATTAATTTTAATGTCATCACCTACTGAAAATTCTGTAGTAAAACTTGTTCCACTTCCTGTTACAGTTGGTGAACCTGCTGATACTGAAACTGTTCCTGTTTTATTTTGATAGGTATCTTTATTTACTTGTGTCCATGTATTACCATCTGCACTATAATAAATATTAGAACCTTGACAAGCTACAACTCCTTTAGCATATCTAAATATACCTTCAACATTTGCACTAGTTGTATCTGGAGTACTAGAACCAAATTTAGAAAAACCATTTATTCTTCTATATCCTCCATGGATAGAAGATTCATAGTTTTCCAAAGTTGTTGCGACACCCGGAGTTCTAAATAGTGAGTGTGTTGTACCTACTAAGTCTAATCCGCCTTCGCATGTTACTGATACACCTTGTTCTGCCATTTAACAATTCCATGCTCTTAATGCTTTGTTTATTCTACTATTAGGGTCTCTTGCAGTTTTTGCAGATGTAAGTTTTTTCTTCATCCCTTTCATCCTAGCACAAAAACTAGCCCTTCTTTTATTACCAACTTTTTTACTTGGTGCTTTTAAATTTCCTCCGGTAGCACGATTATAACTTGCTCTACCTTTTGCATTTAAACCACCTTTAGGATTCTTACCTTCTTTTCTTTGCCATGCAGGTGACTTTGCCATTATACTATCCTTGTTCTATCATCAGTCATTCTATCTGGAAAAGGTTCAATAAGTTGTTCTCTCATTGTTCTTAAACCTTTTTTATATTCTGCATCAGCTAGTTGTGACTGACTTATATTATCTTTAAATTGATGTACATAGTATCTTGCTCTTGCAAGTAATACTGTTGTATATTGTTGTGGGAATACTACAGTATCTCCATGTGCTGTTAATTCGCTTGGTTGTGAGTACGCAAAGAAATAAACTTTGTATTTACCATTAGGTATAGGTGATAAACCAAACTTATCATTCTTTGGACTTCTAATAATTCTTTGTGGAATACCAAATGTTTGTGTATTACTTTTATCTACTGATTCAGATATTGCATAATGCTTACTCCAAAACTCTGTAGTAATAGGTCTTAAATTTCTTATTTCAAATGGTGCTGTTTTTCCACTAACACCTTCTTCTGTTAAGACTACATTTTCATAATCTATAAAGCCATAATCAGTTGTAACTCCAGTTGAACTTGCGTTAAATTTGTACCACCTAGTTCCAGATACAGTTTCAACTGCAACATTTCCATAATAGTTATTACTTGGGTCACCAACTGCTAAGAAGCTCCATTTATCTTCTGCGTTACAAATATCAAAGTATGCTCTATTAATTGTATCTTTAATATATTTTTGTATTCCTTTTGCATTTGCAAATGAAACACTTGACAACTCTACTTCATTTAATTCTCTTATAAGAGTATTTGTTAAATCCAAAAATGTTCTGAAGGGTGCTGCCATTAAATTCTGTCCTGTTTATTAAAAGAGAGGGCGAGATTAATCGCCCCCTCAATATTAAGTATTAGTCTATAGTGTAGATAGCTTTTACTAAAGCATCATCTCTAAGAACTTGTCTTCCATATACATGAAGACCTCTAACGATATCACCGAAAGTATCAGTATCTCTTAAAGTCTCAATGTTTAGGATTGACTGAGCAGTTGCTGTAGAAGACATATGTCCTGCTAAGCATTGACCAGTAGCATTTGTAGTTGCAGGTACATTAGAAGATTTGTACATTTGGAATCCTCTAATTGAACCAGATGCAACTAGACCATTTCTTACTCCACCATCACCTTGGTTAAAGTCAGATGTCATAAGTTTTGAGTCTGTACTTGCTAGTTCTTCATAGAACTCTGGTTTTGCAACAAACCATCTTTGGTCTTCTGGCACTTGAGAGTCATCTAACAATCTAGCCATTCTAGCCATGACTGCTAAAGGAGTTAACTCACCAGATGCATGACCCATATCAATTGGGTCTCCAGAAGTAAAGTTAGCTATTGCTGAACCTGTACCATCACCACCAAGTTGATGGTCTGGTGCAGAAGTAGATACACCTGCAAACATTGCAGATAGTACTTCTGAGTCCATAGTGTTTTTAAGAGTATAAGCTGCACTTGATGCACCTACTGATGCAAAGTTGATATGAGAAAGTTTTTCCTCGATATCGTCAACTATAAACTTAAAGCTGTTTGCTTTGTCGATTACAAGAGTTAATTCTTGGTCAGTTAAGTACTGTTTAGTTGTACTTGCTGCTCTTGTATAAGCCGCAACTGTGATTTCTGGTTCTTTGATGATTTTTACTGTATCACCGAAAGCCGCAATCTCACCTGCGTAGTCTGTGTTTGTTATTGCTTCGATAACAGAAGACTTTCTAAAGAAGTTTTGAATCTTCTTCGAAAATATTTCTGGTACGAAGAACTCATTAGTTTGTCCCGAAGTACCCGCATTAAAGTTATTGTTAGCACCTCCGGAAGCATTTTGAAATACCGCCATGATATTCCCCTTTCCTTTGTTGTTTAAGTTAAGTGATTAACAATGTGCGGTCTATAATTTAGTAAGTAGGATTGCCAGAACCTCTACTTGGTCTGTTACCCATGTCATTTACGACACGACCTTCAGACATAGCTTCAGTTATAGCTTTCTCGTTCTTATCAAATTCTGACTGCGACATTGCCGCTATTTGTGAACGAGTCCAAATCTTTTTAGAACCATAGCCAATTTCTTTGCTGTTTTTAACTTTCACCATTTCTGATGCAGCAACTAAATCGCCAGATACTTCTTTAGATTTTGACTTGCCGGTATCCTGCTTGAATAAATCTATTGCTCTTGAAGCAAGTTCTGCGTTTGTAGCATTACCATAAACCCATCCCTTAATTGCTTCGGGTTGACTTTCTGCCCAACTATGAAAATCATCTGACTCACGAATTTGTTCGAAGTCTGGATGCATTCTCGCTAGTCTAGCTTCTGCCTTCTCTTTGTTTGCAGCTTGATTTAATTCCTTAAGATTTTTAATCTCTTGTTTTAAATCTTCTGTTTCCTTAGAAGCTTGAAGATGTGATACTGATTCAACAACACCATAAACATCTGGGTATTCTTTTTTAAATGCTGCAAGTTCATCTGCACTCTTTGGTGCTTTGTATTTAGGTCTGTTTGACCTAATCTCCGCTAAGAGTTCATCTTCTCTTGCTTTAAAAGAATTAACCCGACCATCATAATGTTTCTTGAGGTCATCATATCTTTTTTTGTAGTCAACCTTTTTATAAGGTTTGTCAGCTTGTTCTTCTGGAGTATCTTCCTCTGGTTGTTCTGTTCTCATTGAATCAACAACAACTTTTGGTTGGTCCTTCTTAACCGCTATCGTGTTAGCATCTGCAAAAGGTTCTTTCGCATTTGCTTCCATTTGTTCATAATCAATATAATCTTTTTTAGAATTATATGGATTTGCTTCTGTTTCATTACTCTGCTGAGTAGCTTTACCTTTCAGTAAAGTGTCTGCATTACTTTCAACCATTTTTAATCACCTTTCTTGTTTGGGGTTTGCGTATTGCAAAGTAGCCGATATAGAGTGCCTAGGTGATTGCCCGGGTAGCTCTATATATTATACTTATCGGTAGATAATAATCCACCTTTTGCCATCATGGGTTGTCCAGATTCCATTTGAGAATCTTGAACTGCCATACTGTTATCATACTCTTGTTCTGCTGCTTTCATTTGTTTTCTAAGTCTGTCCACACCAATTTGCTTAACTGCTTTTGCTGTGAATACAAACTCACCATCTGATAACATTGCAGGTATCGAGTCTGAAGTTCCTGTTCCCGGTCCATCAACTTCGCCCTCACCGGTAAATTCTTTTGCTGTTAATTTGACAATGACATCCATTATACCCGGATGCATTTCAATAACTTCTTCTAATAATTGTTCTTCATCTGAATCTAAAACAGATGTATCTACTTCTGCTTTAATATCCATTTCTTCTTCACCACTAGGAGTCATTGCTTCTTCCATTTGCATTTCCATAGTAGTTTCTGCTTCTGGTTCAAGTTCTGGTATTTTTATTTCTCCACCTTCAGCATATTTATTTACTTTTAAAACATCTTTTAAAACATTTGAACCACCATAGTATTCTACACCAAATTTATTTACATCATAGCCCATGTTTTTTAATTGGACTAATTCATAATCTGTTAAGCCACCTTTACTATATGCTTGATAACCTATATCTTCAATTTTACCAAGTCTAGGGTCACCACCCATTAAGCCACCTGTAGCAGCTTTGGTTACATTTTGTTTATTCATTTTAATTCTATTCATCATACTAACACCTATATTAGCAACAATAGCATCATCAGTTGCACCATTCTTTTTCATAAGGTTGTATGTTGCTAAAGCTTGGTCGTATGATTTTTTGTCTTCTTCAACAACATCACCTTTTTTATATCTTGCTCTTGACTTGTCAAATAATCTTAATGGAGTTCCTTCACGCACACTTTGAGGTGTATTAGTATCATACAATCCCATAGTAGGTGCATCATCTGTTGCGGGTCGCATAAACCCATCCATTTGATTTTTTAACTTATCAGTAGCCATTAATTATTTTTTCTTTTTAGATGCCATTCCGCCATACATCATTTTCTTTTTCATCATTCCACCACCCATCATTTTTTTCTTTCCATGTGCCATTCCGCCATGCATCATTTTTTTCTTTTTAGGTGGTCTTCCGACTTTACTTCCATAAGTTCCTTTTCCCATTGGCATAGTTATTTCTCCTGTTGTTTGTTTAGTTTATTAGTTTTGTCCAGTTGGATTAACTGTTCCAGTAAATTCCATTTCCCCTGTTTGCGGTACACCTCCTGTTCCGATTGTGCCATTGCCAACTCCAGAGTTGTCTGGGTTTGGAGTTTCAAAAGGTACTCCTTGAGGGGTCTCCATTGGGGACTCTGGACTATCTGTTCCACCAACTGATTGGTTTTGTCTTGCATTCTGTAGTCCTATAATCTTAGCATATATTTCTGCTTCATTAGGGTCATTGATTACTGTTTCTGGGTCAAGGTCTAATGTATATGCTAATTCTTTAATTAATTCTGGAATCTTAACAAATGGTGCAATTGCAGGATTCTGAACACTTTGTAGGAACATTGTAAGTCTTTGTGACCTAACTTCTTTTTGCATTAAAGAAGATGTTCCTGTTGCCTTAACTTCAAGGTCTCCCTCGATTGCTAAGTCTCCTTCATAAAACTGCATGTTCCATTGGAAGTATGCTTCGCCCAAAGGTTTTAATAAGAAATCATCTAAATTTTTTACAACAGTTTTTATATTTAAGTTTGCTGCTGATAATAACATTGACATACCAGAAGCTGTTCTTGTCATACTTTGAACACCTGTCTGACCATGAGAGTAAGAAGGTATTCCTGTTGACTCATCTGCCAACTGTCTAAACTTATCAAACATCATCATATTCTCAGTTGATGTGTTTGGAAACTTTAATCCATGAATTGCTTGACCCGGCATACCTGCTTGTCTTCTAAATATTTTGCCCGGATATACATCCATGTTTTGTCCTGCTACTAATGCTGACTCATCAACATCAAAAACAAGTGAACCCGATAAAGCTAAATTATCAATAGCCATTCTTGCATGACCATTCATAATTTGTTGAGCATCTTTCATGTTTTCTGGTACACCAATACCAAAGAAACTATAAGGATTCTTTTCATATGGAAATGCATTGTATGGTATTCTGTAAGGTTTAAATGGATTGACTACCATTCTTAACACTCTGTTTTCAGTTACCCATGCATTGATTTGCATTTCTTTCTCATCATCCATTCCTTCTGGAATAGGTATCTGAGATTCTTCTAAAACTTTTTTATCTACGCAACCCCAAAATTCTAATACTTCAAATCTATCTTGGTCGTAAGTATTAGCATCATCTTCGTTTTTAATTTGAGTTTCAAATGTTCTGTTACGATAGTTAGGACCATCTTCTAAAGTTTCTAATACTGCTTCTTTATCAAAGAAAGGTCTATCTAATAAATCTCTTAATTGATTTTTATTTAGTTTGTGTCTATGTATAACATATTCACACTCTTCAATATTTTTTGCATTTGGGTCTGGATAAAAATCCCATGCACTTACAAATTCTAATCTTGGTACTTTTACTTGTTCAGGTTGATAACTTCTTGTACCATCTTCATTCTTAACATATCTATGTAAAGTTTTGTTAAAAGTAAAAGGACCTTTGATAATTCCTGTTCCTAATAAAACAGATTCAAAGATTGCATTTCTTAATTCTTGTGACCCACTAGACTCATCAATCTCGTCATGGATTAATTTTTCCATTCGTCTTGCTAGTTTAGTAGC